ATTTATTAAAGACATACAAGAAATGGAAGAGAGTGGTATATCTGGAGAGGAAATACTGGCTGCTCTCGCTACGCTTAATGTTGCGACCTATCTTATTGAAGATCTGGGTATGTCTGCCGCCATCAACACCCAAATGGATTTCACGGAACAGCTTCTGGATGATCTGCCGTTTTTTGGGAATATCACCGAAAACCAACTCGTGGCTCTCCAAAATGTACAACGATCCTCCATCGTCAAGTACACAGAACACTTAGGAGAGCGGATACGTCAGGAGATTATCACTGGTACGCAGCTGGGTCTAAGTGCCGATGATATAAAAGATCGATTAGCTAGATCTGTGAATGTCTCCAGAATTGATACGGTCATTGATACAGCAATGACAAATTATCAACAGCAAGTGATCTACACCATGACCGAAGATTTCACAAACGAAACACGATGGGTGTATGAAGGTCCATTGGATAACAAAACACGCCCTGTATGTCGTGAAATACTTGCAATGCAACCCTTTACTCGTGATGAACTAGAAAGTCGATTCTCTGGTGCTTTTACAGACCGAGGAGGACCAAACTGCCGACATCTCATCGTCCCATTGTCGTCTGGAGTAGAATATAGTGAGAAGCGCGCACAGGCACGCAACGAAATCAAACAAAAGAAGCGATCTGGAAAATATAAAAAGCCAGAAACGATAAAAGAATATTATGAGCGTACTAAATCTTAAAGAGGTAATGAAGTTTACCAAATCAGACTTGCAAGAGTTTGGCAAGGATCTGGTGCTTACGCATATATCACAAGCCAAAGAAGGTATTGACGCTGAAGGTAAAACGTTTGAATCATATACACCAAGATATGAAAGATTAAAAAAAGCACGCAAAGCAGCAAAGGGTCAATTTAGCACACAAACCAACCCACCTAACCTCACGTTAACCAACGCGATGTTTCGGTCATTTAAGTTAATTAAAACATCGGTAACGGAAGAATTAGCGATTGATTATGGTATTACCGATCCAGTACAGGCAAAGAAGATGATTGCCAACTCAAAAGGACGTTTTGGTAAGCCAACAAAGCGTAGCAGAGTTACGATTAGAAAAGACAAAGCCAGAGCCATAGCGAAGCGACAAAAGCTAGGACCAAAAGTAGAAAAAGCTATCCTGTTCAACTTTGCAAACAATATCAAGAAAAATTTAAAAAGACTTACAAACCGACCAACGATCATACGAATGTAAAGGAGGACAGTATGTCCGAAGACGCAACCACACAGGAAGCGCCGCAGCCAGCGGAAGGTGTTGAACGACCACCTATAGAAAAAGCCGTCGCTCAAGAGGTGGCCCCTAAAAGCCAAGAACCAGTTGAACAGCAAAGCTCTGAAGTGAATCAACTGATCGCAGATGCGAAAAAGTACAGAAAGAGAAGTCAGAGCGTAGAAGCAGAACTCGCTACGTTGCAAAAACAGATTGCTAGTGATCGTGAAAAGCAAATGGAAGAGCAACAGCAATGGCAACAACTCGCTGAAGAACGTCAAGCACGCATTCAAGAGCTAGAGCCAATTGTCGAGCGAGCCAGATCTGAGGAAACGCAAATGCGTGAACAGATCCTCTCTACGTTCAGCGATGAAGACCGCGAAACGTTTGGTGATCTACCGATGCCAAAGTTGCGCGCTCTTGCAAGTAAACTAACCAATAATGAACAACGTTTGGCTGTTGCATCTAACCCGGCAGTTCCAGCAAATGAAAATCTGAAAGATTGGACGAAGATGAACAAAAACGATCGTCAAAAAAACTGGACTTCCATTGTGAATATGTACGCCAAGCGCAAAAAATAAAAGGAGCCTAAAATGGCTTTAGACGTATTTGGTGGAGACGCCACCCAAGGTGCTGGTTCACATTTAGATAAAATGATTCCAGAGCTTTGGTCAGAAGCAATCATGCGCTATTTTGATAAACAGCTTGTTATGCGACCATTTTTTGACGATTACTCAAGTCTTGTGCAAGGTAAAGGGGATGTAATCCACCTTCCATCTATACAAGAAGTAGCTGTTGGAAATAAATTGGCTAATGACGGTGTTACTTACAGCGTAAACACAGAAACAGAGATTCAAATCTCAATCAATAAACACAAATTCGCCGCAAAATTATTTGAAGATATTGCGATGATCCAATCCAACGAACAGCTATTTGATAAGTATGCTGCTTCTATGGCTTACGGTCTTGCGAAAGCGGTGGATAGTGATATTATTACTGAGTTGAATTCTCTAGGTACAACTCAGGCGTTATCTGCGGATAACACACTTTCCAACGCAGATGTCGAAACTGCATTAGGTACATTGATGGCAAATGACATTCCAAAAGAAGAATGTGCTTTCTTTGTCAATCCATTGATGTATGCTGATTTACTAAACTCACGATCATTTGTTGTGGGTGGCGGAAATGTCGGTGGTGCTGGTGCAACTGGAGTCGGATTTGGTGGAGATTTATCTGGTAATTTTCCAAGTTTATTTGGAATCCCAGTATTTCAAACCTCATTGATTTCTAGTGCAACAGGAACTAACACGCATGCTGGTTACCTTGCTCATAAGAGCAGTGTAGCTGTAGCAGTGCAGCAAGACATTAGAATGCAGAGTGAATATTCTGTTGATTACTTAGGCACTAAGGTAGACTACTTTAGTGAATTGCCGTTAGCATAGGTGACTATGTTAATTATTAGCGCGGAATTAAGCGGGAAGGCTAAGTCAAAAGATACGCTAACCCGAACCGAAGGCCATATGGGTCAGGGGCAGAGCATAGGAGATGCAATAATTCTCCCACGAGGCCGCGCCATCTTACGAGATGAAAAGGTATGCCGATACTCAGACGAAAGTTTGAGAGCTAAGATAAAAAACTTAGCGTAACATTTGAGTTGCCGACGTGATCTACGGAGTAAAAGTAACTACTGCGAATCAAGTGAAAGGAATTGAGTTACTCAATCCATAAGCGATAACAATAACAGGCGGTGGCTTTGTCATCGCCTGTTGTATTAAGTAGAGGACATTATGATCGTATTAAGAAAAGAAAATCATTACTGCAACACCCTATCCAGAGAAGAAGCGCAGAAGCTTGTAAATGAGGGGTATGAGGTAATTAAAAACAAATTTGGCGGTCCAAAGATCGTAAAGCAACAGCCAAAGAAAAAAGCGACAAAGAAGAAAAAATAATTCGTACGTCAGGCTCGTTCACGGTTCGCCACAACCTTAGAGATTAGGAGAACAAATGGCAACATCAAACCTTCATAGGTATACCTCGCAAGAAGCCTTAAACCGACTCGGTGGCGGCGGGTATGATTATGTTACCAACGCAACAGTAAATACTCACACCTACGTTGCAATTCAAGCTTTATCAACAGATTGTGTTATTAGCGCAACCTCATCGGATACAGACATTTGGGATACGCTATCCAGCATTACAATAAAAGCCGGGCAAACCATTTTTGGTGAGTGGACATCGGTGACAGTGGCCAGTGGCGACTTTGCTTTGGTTTACAGGAAAAATAGTTAGGAGATATTATGGCAGATTTACATAAACGGTCGGTACAGGAAGCATTAAACGTCACGGTAGGTGGTGGCTGGAGCGTACAGACCGCGTTAACAGCGGGATCGGAAGCAAATGTAGCCAACACGGTACATAAACAGCTAGCAACCATGACTAGCACAATAGGCGTGCATTCTGCTGTGGAAATCTATTTTAGTTTTGCAACAAGCGAAACAGATATAAATAAAAGCAATGATCTGATTATTCCAAAGAATACAATGATTTATTTAACTGTACCCAGAGGATTGGGTAATACAGTGTACTTTTCAGTATTAAGTACAAGCACCACTACTGGTGCAGTACGATTGGTGGAGATTTAAGATGTTTAGTCCAATGGGGCAAACCAATCCCGAAAACTTTGGTAATGGCGGTACAATAGACGGAGATTTAATAGTAAGTGGTGACCTTCAAGTATCAGGTGGAGGATCATTAAGCTTTGATGAAATAGTACAAGGTACGCAAGTAATAGATGTAGACAATACAGAAGCACTATTAGTTAGAAAAGATGGAGATGGTGGCGATGTATTTATAGTAGATACAACTAATTCTAAGGTTTCAATTACTGATACTTTAAATGTCAATCCAACTATATCAAGTGGATCAAAAACAAGTTTAGCATTTCAAAGAAGTGGCACAAATAAATGGAGATTTATACAGCCTCATGATGATAGCTATTTAAAATTATTTAATGATGGTGCAAGTGCTACTCAAATGTACTTTGCATCTAACAATAATGTTGGTATTTCTACAAATAGTCCAGATGGAACTCTTCATGTGCATACTGCTACTGCTGGA